AACTTGAATTTGCTAAACCAAGTGACAGAAGTAAGGCAGGAAAAAAGAAGAAAGACACATCTACTGATGGTTACATGAATACATTGATTGATTACTTACCAACTAAAGATGATGCGTATGATGGTCAGAAAATGTATAGGTATTTAGGAGATGAAGCATCTAAATGGAGAAAACCTGCTAACTACGAGAAGCACTGGGGGCAAATAGCACCAACCTTTGATGAAGGAGGTATGGTAGTAGGAAAAGCATTTATAGGTTCAACAGTTGCTGCAATGAAGAGTGGTGGTGCTGAATTTAAAAGAATGTATCAAGCGTCTCAAGTACATAAAAGAAATAAAATAACAGGAAGAACACCAAGTGGACTTTACTCTTATTTCTTACCTGCACACAAAAATATGTCTGAATTTACAGATAAGTATGGTGTGTGTCACGAAATACTAGAGAAGAACGATACTTTCTATAATGTTAATGGTGTAAAGAAAACAATAGGGTCTATAACTTTCTTAGAAGCTAAGAGAAAGAGTAAGAGAAAAGAGAGTGATATTGCTTACAATGAAGAATTGAGAGCTTTCCCTATGAAAGTATCTGAAGCATTTAGAGATGAATTAAAGACTGCATTATTCAATACTGAGAAGATAATTAGTCAGATAGATTTCAATGAAGATACCTTAGCAGAACAAGGTGTGTCTATAGGTAATTTTTCTTGGGAGAATGGTGTGCAAGACAGTAAAGTAGTTTGGAGTCCTAATCCTGATGGTAGGTTTCACATATCTTGGCTACCTCCAAAAGAATTACAAAATAAACACGAAACAAGATTAGGTCATGGTGGTTATAGTAAATATCCACTGAATGATGATTTAGGTGCTTTCGGTTGTGATAGTTATGATATTTCAGGAACAGTTGAAGGAGTTAGAAACGATGGTAGTTATAACCACGAAACAAGTAGAGCTTCTAAGGCTGCACTACATGGACTAACAAGTTTTACTTTTTCTAATGCACCAAGTAATCATTTCTTCTTAGAATACATTGCAAGACCAAAGACAGCAGAGATAATGTTTGAGGACGTATTAATGGCTTGTATCTTTTATGGTATGCCAATACTTGCAGAGAACAACAAACCTAGATTATTGTATCACTTTAAAAATAGAGGGTACAGAGGTTTTAGTATAACAAGATTTGATAAGGCAGCAAATAGATTATCTCCAACAGAAAAAGAATTAGGAGGAATGCCTAACTCTTCTGAAGACATAAAACAAATACACGCAGGAGCGATAGAATCTTACATTGATAAGTATGTAGGGTACGACGCTGAAACAGGCGAGTGTGGTAGTATGCCATTTAATCGTACATTAGATGATTGGAAACACTTTGACATTTCAAATAGAACTAAATATGATGCTTCGATAAGTTCAGGACTAGCTATAATGGCAGTCAATAGAAACTTGTATAAGCCTAAATACAATGTAAAAAACATAGAGGTAAACATAAAGACATACAAACATTAATATATGAAAGCTTTTAATAACAAAGGGGAAATAAAGATAACTAATAAAAACTTTCCAAAAGGAACAGAGCCTTTTTCGGAGAAAGTAACTGACGAGTACGGATTGAAAGTAGGTCAAGCTATTCAATACGAGTGGTTTAAAAGAGAAAGCAACGGCTGTAAATTCCTAGACCAAAGAGCAGAGTTTCATAAAAGAAGACTTTATGCTAATGGTATGCAAAATTCATCAATGTATAAAGATATGTTTGCGGTTAATGGAGATTTGTCCTACTTAAACCTTGACTTCAGCATAGTACCTGTAATACCTAAGTTTAGAAATATAGTTTCAAATGGTATATCAGATAGAAACTATACTGTAAAAGCAACTGCAATAGATCCTGTATCTTCTGAAAACAAAATGAAGTACAGACAAAACATGGAAGATGATATGGCTACTAAGGATATGCTTATGTTAGCCAAAGAAAAGATGGGAGTAGATGCTTTTTCTATGCCACCTGAAGAACTTCCTGAGAATGATGAAGAGAAAGAGTTGCACATGAATCTTAAATACAAGCCCTCTATAGAGATATCAGAAGAGTTGGCTATACAATCTGTATTCAATGAGAATAGATATGATTCTGTTGTTAAGGTTAAAGTTGCAGATGATTTAGTTGATTTAGGAATTGGTGCTACAAAACATTCTTTCGACCACAAGGAAGGAATTAAAACAGAGTATGTTAATCCTGATTCATTAATATGGAGTTATACAGAAGACCCTTACTTCCAGGATGTTTATTATTGGGGAGAATTTAAGAATGTAAATACTTCTGAAGTGTTTAAAGAGTTCCCTGAATTAACTCAAGACCAAAGAGAAGAATTACAAAATATTGCAGGTTCTTGGAATGATTACTACTCTTTTGATGCAAGTTACAATGACGACACCTTAAAAGGTAAGTTAGGATTATTGTACTTCAATTACAAAACTACAAGAGATAGAGTATTTAAAAAGAAAGAAAAGAAAAAGGGTGGCTCTAAGATTATCGAGAGAAAAGATGACTTTAAATACAATGGAGATAAAAACCTTGACTTCAAAAAAGTAACTAAGACAGATATTGTATGGTTTGAAGGTGTAATAGTATTAGGAACAAACATTATACTTAATTGGGAGGTTTGTAAAAATATGGTTAAAAAAGATTCTTCTTTTGATGGGTCTAACTTAGCAACTAAATCTAACTATGCAGTATGCGCTCCAAGAATGTATAAAGGACACATTGATAGTATCGTACACAAAATGATACCTATTGCAGATGATGTACAGATATCTTGGTTAAAACTACAACAAGTAAAACAAAGAATTGTTCCTGATGGTCAGTATTTAGATATTGATGGACTTGCAGGTATTAATTTAGGAAATGGTAAAGCATACACAGTAGATGACGCTTTAAATATGTATTTCCAAACAGGTACTGTAATAGGTAGAAGTTCAACTGTCGGTGGTGAATTTAATAATGCTAAAGTTCCAATTCAAGAAATAAGACATTCTTCAGGTCAAGAGAAAATTAGTTCTCTTTGGAGTTCTATACAACAGTCTTTAGATATGATTGCTACTATTACAGGGATAAATCAAGCTATAGACGCTTCAAACCCAGATTCTGATAGTTTAGTTGGAATACAAAAAATGGCAGCATACAATTCAAATGTAGCGACAAGACACATTTTAAAAGCTTCTATGTATATCACTACAGAGTTAGCAAGATGTGTAACTACAAGAATATCTGATGTGTTGCAATATTCAGAAATGAAAGAAGCATTCACACAAAAGATTGGTAGGACTGCAGTAACCAACCTTGATGAAATTAAGAAGTTACACTTGTATGATTTTGGTATTGACATTGAATTAACACCTGATGAAGAAGAGAGAGCTAAATTAGAAGCAGATATATCTTTAGAGATTCAGCAAGGTAATCTAGGTGTAGAGGATAAATACGAAATACTTTCTATTGACAACTTAAAATTCGCAGCAAGTTTCTTGGCAGTTAAGAAGAAGAAGAGAATGAAAGAGTTGCAAGAACAGAAGATGCAAGAGATTGAGGCTCAGAAACAAGCTAATATCGAAAGCTCTAATGCTGCAGCACAAGCTAAGATGCAAACAGTTCAGATGGAGGGAGAGATAAAGTCCAACCTAGTAGATAAAGAAAATCAAGGCAAAATAGCTTTGTTACAAGAAGAGGCTAAACTTAAAGAATACCTTATGGGAATTGAGTTCAAGATGAATATGCAACTTAAAGGCGTAGAAACTGAAGGAAAGAAAAGTGTAGAGAAAGATAAAGAAGATAGAAAAGACGAAAGAACGAAGATACAAGCTTCACAGCAATCTAAGATGATAGAGCAACGAAATAATAATAGTAACCCTATTTCATTTGAAAGCTCTAATGATTCCTTAGACAGCTTTGATTTGTCGAGTTTCGAGCCTAGATAAACAAATGCTATTATTTTGTAATTTTGCATAATAAGAATTTATAATTAAATACAGTTAAAATGGAAGAATTTAAAATGAACCTTTTGGATGATAACGATGAAGTGATACAACCTCAAGAGATTGAAAACGAGGAAGTTGTAGAACAAGAACAAGAAGAAGTTGTAGAACAAGAAGATGTAATTGATGAAGTTGTAGAAGAAGAAGAAGAATACGAGTATGTAGATATCGACTCTGACGAACAACTTATAGATTACATTAAAGAGAATCCTGAGATTCTAAATCAATTAACACCATCGGAACAAAGAGAACTTCCTGAAGATGTTAAAAAGTATTTAGAGTTTAGAGAAGAAACAAATGGTAGAGGGTTTTCAGACTTCTTAGAGTATCAAAAAGATTTCTCTGAGATGAGTACTGAAGATAAGGTTAAAAAACTTATACAAGAAAACAACCCAACCTATACTAAAGAAGATATAGAAGATGTCTTTGAAGAGCGTTATGCTTTTGATGAAGAGTATGATGATGAAAAAGATGTTAGAAAAAAGAAAAGAGAATTAAGAAAAATGTCTGACGATGCTGAAAAGTATTTTACTGAACAGAAATCTAAATGGGGTACTAAACTAGGGTCTAGTGAAGAGTCAATTCCAGAAGATTACGTTCAATCGAAACAACAGTGGGATGAATACCAAAAGCAACAGTCGGAAATTACAGAGATTAACCAAGATAAATCTAATTTCTTTGTAAATGAAACTGATAAAATGTTTAACGAAGAGTTCAAAGGTTTTGAGTTCAAAGTAGGAGAACAAACTATCAATCATTTATCAAGTAATCCTCAAGATATATCTGAATCTCAAAAGGATCTTTCAGGTTTTTTCGGTTCTTTCTTAGATGAGAAAGGATATGTAAAAGATGTGGAAGGTTATCACAAGGCTATGTATGTAGCAATGAACTATGAATCAATCTTAGAGAGCGTTTACGAAACAGCAGTAGCTAATCACGTAGAGAACGAATCTATGATTTCAAAGAACATTGATATGGGTAGAGCCAGAAAGTCTCCTGAAGGTATAAAATCAGGAATGAAAATGAAAATTATTAGTTAAAAACTTTAAAAAGAAAAAGAAATGTCATTAAATGCAAGTCCTGCTGTTAAGTTAGTACCAACAGCAACAAAAGAAATTTTAGCAAGTAACTATTTAGAAGCGTCTGACTTCGATTTCACTAACCAGTACTTACCTGAGTTATACGAAAAAGAATTTGCACGTTACGGAGAGCAACAATTAAAAGGATTCTTAGAAAGAATGCAACAAGAAGTACCTATTCAGTCTGACCTTATTAAGTGGTCTGAAGAAGGAAGATTACGTCCTGTTGCAGAAGGTGTAACTCGTGTTGGAGAAGTATTCACTTCAGCAGGTCATACAGTTCGTAAGAATGATACAATCATCGTAAATGATGGTGTAGGAGTAGAAGAAAAAGGTATCGTTACTGACGTAGATGCAGACACTTTTACAGTTAAGTGTTCTAAAGCAGCAGATTGGACAATCGCTGATTCAGCATTGAAATTATTTGTTTACTCTAACGAATACAGAAAAGGAACATTAGGAAGAGACGAAAGTTTAGAAGCTCAGCCAGATATCTTTGAAAACAAGCCAATTATCATTAAAGATGTAGATATCGTAAATGGTTCTGACATGGCTCAAATCGGATGGATTCAAGTTGAAGGAGATAATGGAGCAGGTTACTTATGGTACTTGAAGTCTCGTTCACAAACTCGTATGCGTTTTGATGACTACATCGAAATGGGTATGATTGAAGGAACTTCTTTTGAAGCAGGTTCAGCAGCAGCTACAGCAGGTTTCACAGGTACAGAAGGTTTCTTTGAAGCAGTAGAACAAGGGAATGTTTTTGATGGTGAAGTAACTGATTTAGACGATGTTGATGAAATCTTAAACAGATTGAATAAGCAAGGAGCTATCTCTGAATACTTAATGTTTAACAACTTCTCTCAAGACAGAGCGATTGACAAGTTATTAGCTTCTCAAAACTCTTATGGTGTTGGTGGTACTTCTTACGGAGCATTCAATAACAGTGAGAAAATGGCTTTAAATTTAGGATTCACAGGATTCAAAATGGCAGGTTATGAAATCTACAAAAACCAATGGAGATACTTAAATGACCCTACATCAAGAGGTTTATTTGAAGGATTAGGTTCTATTCATGGTGT